GTGTTAAGTTGGCGGCCACAAAGAAAGGAATTGAGAACTTCCTTACGGGATCATTACTTGAAGTTCGTCCTATGGCAATCAATAAGCTCCAGGGTCTTCGTCCTAAGATCTCGACAATCGACGAATGGCTGTCAGGTGATCTTCGTGAGGATGTTGTGGGCGCGGTTGAGCAAGGAGCATCCAAACTCGAAGATTATTTGATTGTAGCTATTAGCTCTGAAGGAACAGTTCGAGCAGGTTCCGGCGATACCATTAAGATGGAGCTTGCCGATATTCTTAAAGGAGAATACTATGCGCCACACGTTTCGATCTGGCATTATAAATTGGATGAGCTGGAAGAAGTTGCAGATCCGGGCATGTGGATCAAAGCTAATCCGAATCTCGGGCTGACGGTTTCCTATGAAACGTATCAGCTTGATGTCGAACGGGCCGAAAAGGCTCCGGCTTCTCGAAATGACATACTCGCAAAACGCTTTGGGATTCCAATGGAGGGATATACGTATTTCTTCACCTACGAAGAAACTCTTCCTCATCGTCGCCGAGAATTTTGGCAGCTTCCCTGTTCGCTCGGAGCCGATCTCTCGCAAGGTGACGACTTTTGCGCCTTCACGTTCATCTTTCCGTTGGGTCACGAGAAGTTCGGAGTAAAGACACGGAGCTACATTACCGAACTCACGTTGATGAAACTTCCTGCTGCTATGCGACAGAAGTATGAAGAGTTCATCAACGAGGGAAGTCTTCATGTCATGCCTGGAAACATTCTTGACATGATGGAAGTTTATGAAGACTTGGATAATTTCATTCTAACTTCCGAGTTCGACGTTAGAACTCTCGGCTACGATCCTTACAACGCTAAGGAATTCGTAGCTCGTTGGGAAGCAGAGAATGGACCGTTCGGTATTACGAAGATTATTCAAGGAGCCAAGACCGAATCGGTTCCCTTGGGTGAGATCAAAATCATGAGTGAAGAGCGACTTCTAATCTTCGATCAATCTCTCATGTCGTTTGCCATGGGTAATGCAATTACTCTGGAAGATACCAATGGTAATAGGAAGTTGTTGAAGAAACGTCAGGATGAGAAGATCGATAATGTGGCCGCTCTCATGGATGCCTGGATTGCATATAAGGCAAACAAGGAGGCGTTCGAATGATGAACGACAGGACTGGGGTCAATCTTCCTGCAGTAGCTCTGATCGTAATCGCAGTTGTTCTGTTGATTGCGCTGTTCCACGGATGGGGCTGAGATTTTTAAGCAGGTTTAGGGAAGGAGGTGAGATATGACGCGACTTGGTACGGCGTTGAGACACGCCTGGAATGCTTTCTCTAATCAAGGTGCAAACGATAGAACTCGTCCATACACTGCCTACTACGGACCTAGTTATGGAACGAGGCCTGATAGACTTAGACTTCGTATCCCCAATGAGCGCTCAATTATCTCCTCGATTTATACGCGCCTAAGTATTGATGTTGCATCCGTGGATGTTCGTCATGTGCGGTTGGACGAAGAAAAGAGATACGTCGAAGATATTGATAGTGGTCTTAACAATTGTTTGACTATTGAGGCCAACATCGACCAGGCAGCTCGAGCTTTTAGACAAGACATCGCAATGACTCTTTTCGATAAGGGATCGGCATGTCTTGTTCCAGTAGATACATCACTTAATCCAGAGACAAGTGGTGGATACGACATCCTGACTCTTCGTGTAGGGGAAATCCTTCAATGGTATCCACAACATGTTCGAGTTAGTGTGTACAACGAAAAGACGGCTATGCGAGAAGAGCTCACTCTTCACAAATCGACTGTAGCCGTCGTCGAGAATCCCTTGTACTCGGTAATGAATGAGCCGAATTCAACTCTGCAGCGACTTCTTAATAAACTAAATTTGTTGGATGCCATTGACTCGCAATCTGCTTCGGGAAAACTGGATCTCATCATTCAGTTGCCTTACGTCATCAAGTCCGAAGCTCGTAGGCAACAGGCAGAACAACGTCGTACAGATATTGAATTTCAGCTTAAGGGAAGTCAGTACGGTATTGCGTATACCGATGGTACCGAGAAGATTACTCAGCTGAATCGTCCAGCCGAGAATAATCTCATGACCCAGATCGAGTACTTGACTGAGATGCTGTATGGTCAACTTGGTCTGACAGAAGAGGTCATGAACGGTACCGCTGATGAGAAGGCAATGTTGAATTATTGGAATCGTACAATTGAGCCAATTCTTTCGGCTATGGTTGAAGCTATGAGACGCTCGTTCTTGACTAAAACTGCTCGAACTCAGAAGCAAGATGTTAAGTTCTTTAGAGATCCATTTCGCTTGGTTCCAATTGAAAACATTGCTGAGATTGCTGATAAGTTTACTCGTAACGAAATTCTAACTGCAAATGAGATCAGACAGATCGTTGGCTTTGCTCCGCATAACGATCCTAATGCAGACAAGCTACTTAACAGCAACATGCCGCAACCTGGTGACAATGTTAACGGGGCTAAACCTTCCAATGGAAACGGAAACGGAACAGGTAATGTCCCGGTGCTTGATCTAGCATCTTTCAAGAATCAAAGTTGAGGAAGGACGTTCAAAATGGGAGCAGAGGCTAAGCCCGACTTTAGCGGCTGGGCCACAAAAGCTGGACTCAAGTGCTCCGACGGACGGACCATCATGCCGGATGCCTTCAAGCATCAGGATAAGGAAACGGTTCCGCTCGTTTGGCAGCACAATCACAACGAGCCCAGTAACGTGCTAGGGTATGCAGTTCTCGAACACCGTGACGATGGTGTCTACGCGTACGGCTTCTTCAATGAGACCGACGCTGGTAAGAACGCTCGTACTCTCGTGGAGCATGGCGATGTCAAGTCGCTTTCCATCTACGCCAATCAGCTCGTGGAGAAGTCCAAGCAGGTTCTTCACGGCATCATTCGTGAGTTGAGTCTCGTGCTGTCGGGGGCCAATCCCGGCGCGCTTATCGACAATATTACGCTGGCTCATGCCGACGGGGATATGGTCACTCTGGAGGACGAGGCAGTCATCTATACGGGCCTGGATCTTGTTCATGCTGATGGCGGTTCGACTACCACGGACACGTCAGGAGATGGACCCACTCTTCAGGACATCTATGATTCGATGAGTCCTGAACAGAAGGACGTCGTTCATTACATGGTCGGAACAGCTCTGGAGAGTGCCGGTAAGACTGTGTCGCAGTCCGGAGTCACAGAAGATGAGACCAATGATGAGACCGACGAAGGCACGGATGATGGCGATGAAGGCACGGATGATGGCAATGATGACGACAACGATCTAGCTCATTCTGATGATAAAAATGATGACGAGGAAGGAAGGCGCATGACTCGCAATGTCTTCGAGCAGAAGAACGGAGGCAAAGAGGAAGAGAAGCATGTTCTCTCGCATGATGCGATCAAGGGTATCGTTGCCGATGCTCAGAGAATGGGATCGCTGAAGGAAGCTGTCGAGGCATATGCGCTGGAGCATGGTATCGAGAACATCGATATCCTCTTCCCGGATCCACGCAACGTCACCGATACTCCGGAGTTCGACCAGCGGAGAATCGAGTGGGTCAGCAGCGTCATCAATGGTACCAAGCACTCTCCGTTCTCTCGTATCAAGTCGCTCGTCGCTGATATTACCTTCGATGACGCCCGCGCCAAGGGTTACATCAAGGGTAATCTGAAGAAGGAAGAGTTCTTCGGCGTGTCGAAGCGTGTCACTACGCCTAGCACGATCTACAAGAAGCAGCAGCTCGATCGTGATGACATCATCGACATCACGGACTTCGACGTGGTCGCGTGGCTCAAGGCCGAGATGCGGCTCATGCTCGACGAGGAGCTTGCTCGTGCTGTTCTGATCGGTGATGGTCGTGCGGTCGATGACATGGACAAGATCAGGGATCCGATGGGTGCTGCTGAGGGTGCAGGCATCCGCTCGATCGCCAACGATCATGATCTCTATGCCGCAACGGTGACCGTCGATGACGCAGCTCTCCCTGTGGATGTCGTCGACGCAATTATCGGGGCAACCGCCTACTACAAGGGCTCGGGCTCGCCGACGTTCTACACGACGCTCCCGACGCTCACGTCTCTTCTGCTCTCTCGTAATCCGCAGACGGGCAACCGCTACTGGCGGACTGCGGCAGAGCTCGCTACTGAGATGGGTGTGTCCAGCATCCAGACTGTCGAAGTCATGGAGGACGAGACCGGTCTTATCGGTATCATCGTGAATCTCAAGGATTACACGATCGGTGCTGACAAGGGTGGCGACGTCAACTTCTTCGACGACTTCGACATCGACTACAACCAGTACAAGTACCTCTTGGAGACCCGGATCTCCGGCGCGCTTACGAAGATCCGTTCTGCTGTTGTCATCCGGAGGGCTGGTGCTGGTGCTACTCTCGTTACTCCGGAGAGGCCTGACTTCGACGGTACCACCGTTGTCGTGAAGACCACTGCGGGCGTCACGTACAGGAACCAGGCTACGGGCGCGACCCTTACCACGGCTGCTCCTGTTACTCTTGCCCCCGGTGAGGATCTCGTCGTCGAGGCTGTTCCTGCATCGGGTGCCACCTACTTCGCTGATAACCAGAACGATCAGTGGACGTTCGAGAACAACGCGTAAGGTAGGTTCTCCATGGCAAGGTTTTATGGTCGTGTAGGTTATGCTGAATCCCTTGTAGAAACTGCGCCGGGCGTGTGGGTCGACAATATCGTTGAGTATCAATATTACGGAGATGTTGTTAGAAACGCAAGAAATCTCCATGAAGGATCAAATTTGAACTTCGATCTCAACGTACAAAATTCGATCAGTATTGTGGCTGATGAGTATGCTAACGATCACTTCTTTGCCATTCGTTACGTAGAGTGGGCGGGGGTTTTGTGGACGGTTTCGGCCGTTGAAGTGCAAAGCCCTCGCCTACTTTTGCGATTGGGGGAGGTGTATAATGGGCCTACGCCTGCAGTTGCACCAGCTCCTTAAAACGTTTACTGATAATGTGTATTTTCAGCCTCCAACAAACGTCACGCTGGTTTATCCCTGCATTATCTATAAGCGAGATTTTGCTGATACGAAATTTGCAGATGATATACCTTACAGTCACAAGATTAGATATCAGATTACTGTTATTGATCGAGATCCTGATAGCGAAATCCCAAGTAAAGTTGCTTCTATGCCTATGAGTTTATTTAATCGATTTTTTACAGCTGATAATCTAAACCATGACGTTTACAACGTGTACTACTAAAGGAAAGGAAGCAAATGGCACCTTTGACCTGGGATCAGGTCGGCGAAAAGCTGTATGAAACCGGTGTAGATCGCGGAGTTCTGTACATTCCGGACGTTGCGGGTATCTACAACACTGGCTTCGCTTGGAATGGTCTCACAACCGTCACCGAGTCGCCGACCGGAGCCGAACCTAATGCTCAGTATGCGGACAACATCAAGTACCTGAACCTCGTCTCGGCCGAAGAGTTCGGCGGAACCATCGAGGCCTTCACGTATCCGGATGAGTTTGCCCAGTGTGACGGGACAGCTCTCCCCGCACCCGGTGTTGCTCTCGGTCAGCAGACGAGGAAGCACTTCGGTCTGAGCTACAGGACCAAGGTCGGTAACGATGTCGACGGGTCGGACTTTGGCTATAAGCTGCATCTTCTGTACGGCGCCCAGGCGGCTCCGTCAGAGAAGGCCTATGCCACGGTCAACGATTCGCCGGAGGCTATCACCTTTAGCTGGGACATCACGACTACTCCCGTCCCGGCTACAGGCTACAAGCCCACTTCGCTCATCGTGGTCGACTCTACTGTTGTGGATCCAGGAGATCTTGCAGCTCTCGAAGCTCTCCTGTATGGCGCAGCAGCTGTCGAGGCAGCTCTTCCGACGCCGGATGCTGTCATCGCGCTCTTCACTGGGCCGTAATTTGTAGACAGGAGACTGGAGAATGCTGACGATTGTTATTCCGGGTGTCGAGATGTTTGACGATCAGTCGCAAGAATTCGTCACAAGAGGAGACACAACTTTAGACTTAGAGCATTCTCTAGTCTCACTGTCAAAATGGG